TTGTGTTTTCATTTTTTCTCATTACTTTTTTCTCCTTAAAACTTTTATAATAATATTATAACAAAAATTTTATTCATTGTCAAATTCACAAGTCATACCCTTGTCTGTGATTTTATATGATGCAGGATTACCCGCCTGCTTTTCAATATAGCCATCTGTTACTAACTTACGCATAGTTCCAGATACTGAACGACCAGAGATGTCCATTCTTTCTCCTAGGGACTTTGCGGAAATCCAATCATTTACTTCGCGCATTTCCTTTATAATAGCAATACCCTTTTCTGTAAAGGCTTTAGTAGTGCTTGCACTCTTTTTATAATCCTCAAAGAAAAGAACTGCGTCAGTAGGAATATCTAATGGATCTTCTGCATTATAAAATAATCTTTCTACAGTTTCAATAAAAACTTTTTTTCTTTCATCTGCCATAATTATTATTACCTCTTTTATTTATTTTCATTTTCTATAATAATTATAACAAATTTTTTAAATTTTTACAAGTTATTTAATTTCATAGATAGGTACTTTTATTTTAAACTTTTTCTTTTTATATTTGTAAGAAATTGCATAAACTTTTTTATAGCCAACCCCTGCGGCAAGTGCTTCCGCATGAGAGTTACAAAAAACATCTAAATGATAAGTGCCTATACCGCCGCCTGTATCTTCAGCGACATAACCATCTTGTTTACCTATTTGAAGCTTAGTTCCATATGGAACAATAGAAGGATTAACTCCTACTGTCCTTCCTGCGGTGGGGATGGTTCCAGATGCGGTGACCTTCCCTCCGTCAGGTCCACAACATTCACTACAAGGACAGTAGTGAGTTATATAGAACTTACCAAGATATTTTTTCTTCTTTATCTTGACTTTCACTTTAACTGTTTTATATTCATATCCTATAACTTTATATTTAGTTTTCTTTGATTTTGCTGATGTTCCCATAGGAACAAAAATGACAATAAAAAACACTAATAATAATATTAGTGTTTTTAAAACTCTATTAGCTTTCATCTGCATCTCCTTGTTTATTGAATGAAAATCAATTCATCTGCATATGGAAGAGTATGAACCCAATCAATGAACTGTTTCCACTCCGTAAGCTTATGACCCTCGCGCTGCCGCACAATAGAATAAAGATTTTCATAATTCATAGTAACTGTACGAGTTTGAAGATAACCTTCCGGAAGTATACGAATAAGTTCTTTCCAATATTTCTTATTTTTTGTTTCTACAAACCTTTGACGAAGTGTTTCGCATATATCAATTACATAGTCCCATACTTCATCTGTAAAATCATCAGGTTTATAAGGTTCTCTATCAAACACTTCTACTCGTTCAAAGTCATCCATTTCAAAGTCTTCTATTGTTATTGGTTTTGAAGCAAGTTTATGCATTGTACTCGTACTATTTGCGGTTGTGCCAACTTTATAAGTATCAAACTCCTTCCACCAGTATAAAGGAGCTGTAATATCAATAGATACCATAATTTGGCGCATAAACTTACGATGTTCTGGACCACCTTTAATAAGACGTTGCATAAGATCTATATCATTTGAACCTATGCCAAATTTATCTTTATCAAATACAGCTTTTACTTCATTATCATGCTTTTCAAAATCAATAATAGCATATCCGCTATCACTTTTATCCCAACTATTCATAGGATTTCTAGCTCCTCGGATTGCATGTTTAAAACCCCACGTATCAGTATTTTTAAAATTCATTATATAAACTCCTCCAATATTTCATCTACAAAACCATATTTAACAGCTTCATCTGCAAAGAAAAACCAATCATCATTACGCTTTTCCTTATATATTTCTGGAGTTACTTTTGTATATTTAAAATAAAGTTGTTTAGACTTCTCAAGACATTGTTCATGAAAGTTATTAAAATCTCTAAACTTTCCTGCATCAATCCAATCAGTTTTTACTGATCCTTCATGGAATAGAAAATTTGCATTAGGATAACAAAAACGTTTATGACCTACCATAAATACTTCAAGTGCGGCGCTTGCTGCCCAACAGATATTTATAGTATACACAGGAGTTTTTGATAGTCTAATAGCATCTATAATTTCATAACTGGCAGTACTCTCTCCGCCACCTGAATTAATGAAAAGTTTAATAGGCTTTCTGTCTTCGATAGCAATATCTTTGTCCATAACATTATAAATTCTAATAATATGTTCAATAGCATCTGCTACTTCCGCAGTAACCGCACCTAAAAATAATGAACGGTCTACAGTATCATAAGCTTCACTAATATAATCTAAATTTTTTAATTCAGATGTATTATTTAAATATTCAGTTATTAGCATTTCTGGTGTTACATCTGTAATTTTTTTGTCATCCATAAATTTCTTGTCGTTACTCATTTTGATGTCACTCCTTTATTACCATTATATCCAAAAGTATCTGCTTGGTACAGTTCTATAAAATATTTTTCTTTTTCATTTAATTCATTCTGATTGCACTCAATAAGTAATTCAAAAGTAAAATTCTCTAAACCATATTCTTGAATGGCTTTATACAATTTATTTCCAGGCGGGGTGTCGATACCAAGCCCGCATTTACAGTGTTCATTCCAACGTTTGTAAATATCAACAGACTGTCCAATATAACATTCATCTGTTACAATATTAGTAATTTTATAGATTCCACATTTTGTTTTATCTTGAAGAATTTGTGGAAATTGTTTTTTAGCAATAGGTTGCCAATATGTTTGCCATATTAACATACTCAAGATACGTGGCTTGTTCAATTCACGTTTAACTATTTCTAGGCGGCGGGCGTCGGTCAAATCTGCCTGGGACGGCAGTAATCTATAATTATCTTTATTATCTTTTACTTCTTGCTCTTTTAATAAAGCCTCATGAGCTGCCGCACGTGTTTCTTTTAGTTTATCTAATTCTTTTTGAACTTTTAATAAATCTAAATTTTTATTAGCAATTTTTACATCAAATTCATTTTCAGCATCTATATAAGCTTTTTCAAGATTTTTTACATAATTACTATAAGCTTCATTTGCTATTGTTTCATTTTGTTGTTTTATTTTATTAATATGATTATATTCACTATCGATTGTATCTTTTAATGTTTGACAATCTACTATTAGAGCGTCTTTATCAGCTTTTAAATGAATTACATTTAGTTCTAATTTTTGTTTAGTTTTATTTAATTCTTCATTTTGTTGACGTATTTTATCATCAACTTGTTTCTTTTGAGATAATTGATAGATTAATACGCCACATATAGCTATTAATATAAATATTGCAATTATCAATCCTTTTATCTCCTTATAGAAAATTAGGGTTAGATATAAAATCTAACCCTTTTCTTTTCTTCAAATTGTAGAACTATAATTACTCAGCGTTCTTAGCTGCAAGTTTAGCCTGAGCTGCTGCAAGTTCCTCAGCTTCGATTGACTCGATAGTAGACTCACGTCCCTTATCTGTAAGCTGGATAAACTTAACTGCCTTATGTGTTACGTTACCATTCTCATCAGTAACTTCGATTTCACCAGGAACTCTTACTGCATAATCCTTACCCTTGCGGCAAAGAGCAGCTGTTACGATACCATTGATTGACTTAATCGGAAGTCCAGTTGCATCTTCAATATCCTTTGCGATAATCTTCTCACCATCATGCTCCTTAAGATAAGTAAATACTGTCTTTGTGTTTTCTTTCATTAATTTCTTTCTCCTTAAATTTGTTTAATTTTTATTTTAATAAAGTATGCAACATTTACATCTTTATTTTATACATATATTATACGAAAATTTTTTATACTTTTCAACTGTCTTTAGCACCTATACTGCTTTCTATGTATGCAGTAAGTAACATTAATTGGTTAAAATCGAGTCCTCGTATTTCCTCAGCGATCAATCTTTCCAATTTTTCATCATCTTTACCTTCGTATTGCTGCGTCCACTTTATAATGCGGTCAGCAGAAGGTCCAAGTTCTTTACCTAATTTCTTTTTAAATAATCTACGTTCTGCTCTATTCATTTTATCATCTCCATTAGTTCTTCTTCTGTAATTATTGGAATACCTAATTCTTTAGCTTTTTTATTTTTTGATGAAGTAGAGTTTACATCATTATTTATTAAATAATTAGTTTTTGATGAAACAGAA